GCTCGATCGCGGCCCGGATAGCCCTAAGCGTCGCGTCCTCGCTGTGGGCGAGCGAGAAGGCTTGCGAGCACGTTGCGGCCCGACTGCTCGACCGGACCGTATCGGCGTCCGGTGCGCGGGTCGTGGGTAGCTTGCTGATGTTGCTCATTGTTCTCGGCCTTCTCCAGGATCTGCATAAAGCGGGCGGGGCGCAAAACGAAATCGATGTCGATCGAGAACGGCCGATCGTGCTGCCGCCCGGTCACCTCGCCGCGCAGAAAGCGATCGGCGCGAATCGATCGGAAGATGATCGCCCATACGTCGATCTCGGTCTGCCCGTCGACGAGCGCCGCTCGCACCCGCGCACGGATTTTCTTCTTCCTCGCATCGTCGAGTTTGCGGATCCCGGTGACGTTGGGAAAATCCGCTTTGAGCCTGGCCCACTCTGTCAGCACGAATGCCTCCGTGGTGGGCGGCGAATCCCCTTCGATCGCGAGCTCGTAATTCTCGTGTGGGGGCGCCTCTCCCGTAAGGGAGAGGGGGGAATCTTCAGGATTCAGAGGTTCAGGATTCAGAGGTTCTATAGCTAGCTCAACAGTGAGCGAGCGCGCTAGCTCACCGTTGAGCGAGCGCGCTAGCTCATTTTGAGCTAGCGTATTTTCCTCATCGGCATCGTCGTGCTCGAAAGAGTGAGACACCTTCCCGTCGGGCATCTCAAAGACCGCGACGACGGCAAGCGAGTAGGTGCAGCCACTGATGCCGCCACTTTTGCGATGCCGCGTTGTTCGCCTTAAGAAGCCTTTATCCTCAAGCTCGTCCAAGCGGCGTTTCAGTGTCGGAAGCGACAATTCACAATCGTCCGCGAGGCGTTGCTGCTTAGGCCAGACATCCCAATCACCGCGGCGATTATTCACACGATGCGCTAGCACCATAAGCACCTTCCACGCCGCCGGAGAAAGTCCGCGCGCGTGAAGCGCCCACGCGACGGCGACAGCGTTACGCGACATCATGGAACGTCGCCTTTCGCCCACGCCATTTCACGTTGTTGCCCTTGCTAAGGTTGCAAGGTCGACAGAGGGTCTGAAGATTAGCATCCTCATCTCCACCGCCATGACTGATGGGCAGAACATGATCGGGTTGTAGATCCGACGTAGAGCCACACGACTTGCACCGATAACCGTCTCTTTCAAAGATGCGCATAACCGTCTTATGGGAAAGAGACCTATCGGTGCGGCAAGCTTTTCGTGGTGGACTAGGCCACTCACCGTCAATGTCGTAGTCTGCTTGTCCGGAATGCATATAGCTGTACATATTGGCGATATTGCGAGCGCAGGATCCGCAAACAGAGATTGGGGACTTGCCAATACGTTCTAGCTTCCAAGCATACTCTACCATTGAACAAATGGCACTATCGTCGCGAGATTTGCATACTGCGCACGCTACTTTTGAGCCGAAAAACTGCAAAGCAGCATCAGCAAACTCGTCAGCCCAAGCTTGGATGTTCGTCATTGACGCCTCTCTCTGTTGCGAAAGCAGGCGTCAGCGCTTATGAAGGCGCGGAGCGACGCCTCGCTCCCTGTGAGGGCCGTCCGGGTTGGTTCCCCGGGCGGCCCGTTTCATATCTCACGCGAACTCGAATTCGTCCATCCCCGGTGCATCGCTGTACCCGCTACCCCGCACGGCGTAATAATCGCCGAAGAACTTCGCGTCCTTCGATCGCCGGGCGTCGTGCCGGTTCTTGCCGGCGATGATCTCGAGCTTGCCCCGCACCGCGCGGAGCTCGGTCTCCCATTCCTCGATCGGATCGCCGTTCGGGCGCCCGGGCTTGTCGCCCGGTTTGGGCTTCTCCTGCTCAAGATAATACTCCTCGCGATACGCGAAGAGGATCGCATCGGCGTCCTGCTCCAGGTTGCCGGTCTCCTTCAGGTCCGCGTTGTGCGGCCGCTTGTTCGGACGCTCGTCCACCTTGCGCGATAGCTGGGCCAGCCCGATCACCGCGACCCCGAGCTCGTCCCGAATCCGCATCATGCCCGCCGACACCGCGTTCATGCGCTTGCGGTCGTCGTCGATCAGCCGGCCGTCCGCGCCCTCCGCCTGGAGCATTCCCAGATAGTCGATGACGACGAACCAGAGCGTCTTGCCGATAGCCGCCAGCCGCGCCTTCTCGCGCGCCACGATGCTGTAGACGCGCCGCCAGTTGCACGCGCCGATGTGCTTGAACCGCAGCGGCAGCAACTTCGCGCGTTCGCGGACGTGGTTCAGCCAGTGCCGCTCGTCGTTGTCGAGCACGCCCTTCTTGATGTTGGCGTGCATGATGCGATGTCCGAACGCGTGCGAGAGATCGGAAATCACGCGCATCCCGTGCTGCACCTTCGACATCTCGGTGCCCAGGTACAGACCGTGGTTCTGGTTGAGGGCGTAACCGAGCGCGGCGCTGCTCGCGAGGGCCGTCTTGCCCATGCCGGGCCGGCCGGCGATGATCGTGTACGTCCCCTGCTCGAGCGGCCCGAGCACGAAGTCGAGATCCGAGATGAGCTTGTTCTCGGCGCCGAGCTTCTGCTCGCCGCGATCGATGCTCTCCTGCCGCCCCAGCACCGTGTCGAGCAGATCGGCGACGTCCGCCGGCTCGTCGTCGTCGTCGACGCGCTCGGCGGCCCAGACGCGCTCCTCGACGGTGCCGATGACGTCTCCCACCGCGACGTCGATATCCTCGATCTGGCTGATGCCGTCGCGCATCGCGTCGCGCGCGCGGCGGCGGATGGCGAGGTCCATGACCTGTGCCGCGAGATCGGCGCCGCCTACGACCGCGGCGGGCGAATCGACGAGCACATCGAGATAGGTGCCGTTGTCGCAATCCTTGTCGAGCGCGAACACGGGACGCAGAGACACCGCGTCCGCGCGCTTGCCCTTCGCCGTCATGCGCAGCATCGCGGAGTAGATCCGCTGATGCACCGGCTCGTCGAAATCCTCCGCGCGCAGCCGGTCCGCCAGATCGACGAGCAGGCTGTTCTCCAGCATCATCGCGCCCAGCGTGACGGCCTCCGCCGCCACGTTCACGAGCGGATCGTTCTCGGCGCTCATTCGGCAGCCTCGCTGTTCCAATGGGGAAAGCCCCAATATGTCCAACCGTCGCGCGGCCGGCCGCCGAAGATGTCGAGCCGCGGACCGACGGCGAAATGCTCCATGCGCCGATAGAACTCGTCCGGCTTGCGGCTGTGCTCGCGGCGCGGCGACACGATCACCTCGCGGATGTCCCGGCGCGCGACGCGGGGCTTGCCGCGCTTGAGCAGGATGCAGAACTCGGCGTTCTTGCGCGTCGTGTACCCGCCACCCACGGCGAGATCTTGCTCCAGCAGCGGTGTGCGCTGAAAGATGCCGGTGTCGGTGCCGTTCCAGAGCTTGATCCAGACGAAGCCCATCCCGGAGATCTGAAGTCCCCACGCGTAGGCAAGCTGGACATGCACGCCCGTCGCGAGCAGCGGGCCGGTGATCCACAGCGCCACCCAGGCGTCGTCCGCCAGCAGGCTCGACATCGGGAGCGTCATCAGATGATCGAGATCGGCCGTCGGGTAGTGCCTCTGCGGGGATCGATCCTTGTCAGGGTCGCCTGGCTGTCCCCAGACGTTGTAGTGCCACGGCGGATCGATCGCAGCGATCGCGAAGCGCTCGCCGGGCGCGGGCGGCCACGGGAGGTTGTCGGCGACAGGCGCGCTCATGCGTATTGCCTTCCACCCTGCCGGCAGAGGCGCTTCCACAGCGCCAGCGCCTTCTCGCGCGGAAGCTGCACCGCGTCGGCGGCGTTTTCGAGCGGAGCATCGAAATCAGCGACGATGTCGATGAGGCGCTCGAACTTGTCCGCGTGCGTCTCGACCGCGTGCCGTTCCTTCGGGGGCAGGCCGATCAGCTTGGCGCGCTTCCAGATGGTGACGCGGGAAAAGCCCATCATGTCGGCGATCGCCTCTGAGGTCAGCGTGGGATCGTACCAGAGCGACCGCAGTCGTGTGTCGAGAGCCTTCGTCCAGCCCATCAGCGCGTTCCTCCCAAGAGTGCATTGTCGCGCCACGGCCGGACGTAATCCGGGATCATGGTCAGCGAATAATCGAGGATGCCGCACGCCTCCGCGGCGTCGGCTTCGTCGGTGTGCCAGCCGTATTGGCCGCACCGCTGGATCGCGAGTTCCTTCTGATCCTCGCCGCGTGCCTTGAAGCCGGAGCCCTTGCCCAGGAAGTGCTTCCGCCATTCGGCGATGTTCACGCGGTAGCAGCGACCCTTCGCCTGATAGGCGAACTTCTCGACGGTCGCGCCCAAGCCGATCAGCTTGTAGAGCACGTCGATGTTGAGGTTCGGGCCGACGTGCTGGGCCTCGTAGAAGAAATGGCTGATGCCGCCGTCGGGCCGCATCATCACGAACATATCGCGCAGCCAGCGCTCGAGCGCGTAGCAGGCGCGACCCGTCTCACGAGCGTCGCCGGGCAGGCGAAACGCGCCGAAGAAGGGGCGTGACATCCCTGGTCGATGCCACGCCCATCCTGTCGTCGTCGCGAGATCGAGTGCGAGGACGGCCGCTTGCTTCATTCCTCGCCGCCATCCACCGGCTGGCCGAAGTGCGCGCGGGTGCGCGCCTTGGCGTCCTCGACGGAGCGCGCGACGCCGCGATCGGCCTCCGCCTGCTCCTCGCTCGCGGCCTTGCGCCCGCGGCGCGGCTTGGCCGCTTCGACGGGTGCCTCGAGATCCTTCTCGAGATCGTCCATCTCGCGCTCGGGATCGGCGGGATCATCATCCTTCGCGCCGCCCACGCGCAGCGGCACGACATTGCCCTGCGCGGCGTCGACGAGGTCGGATGCCGTCTCCTCCCAGCCCGCCGCGTCGATAAGCCCGTTCAGCGAGCGCATGATGTCGAGCCGCTCCTCATGCTCGAGCTTGTCGAGCGTGGCGAAGATGCGGCCGGCCTTCTTGTTGACCTTGTGGCCTTCCACCTTCGCCCATTGGTCGGCGATCTCGCCGTTGATGCCGGCGATCTTCTCTTTCTTCTTCTGGATCGCATGTCGGATAAGCTGGACGGCGGAACGATAGTTCGCCGGCTGCATATCCGCGGCGACGCGATCCGCGCTCGCCTTCTCTGCCATGATGGTCTCCTGGCTGTGAGGCCGCCGAATCGGCGGCGTGCCCGATGCGGGCGAAAGCCGTTGTCGTTCAACCGGCCGTGGCTTGCAACGCCTGAAAAATAAGGCGATACGGGCTGCGCTCATCGATTCGGAGGCCATCGGCGATGACACAGAGCACCTATCCGTCCCACCGGGGCGGCTGTTCCCTCGCATCGGAAAGGATCTGACAATGGCGGTGCAAACGCGCCCGTATTATCTCGTCTACAAGGGCAACGCGTACATGGTGGAGGCGGTGGGCCCGGCCGGCGCGGTGAAGCACGTCGTCGGCGCCGAGATCACCGAGCTCCGTCCCGCGCGCGGCTCCGAGGTCGCGGCATGGCACCGCGAGAACCCCGGCAAGTCGATCCCGATCGCGGGGAAGACGGAACCCGTGGCGCCGGCCGCCGGAGACGCCGCGTCGACGACGCAGGTTGCGGTCGGCGGCACAGGCGATCTCGTCGCGGACGCGGCGGCGGAGTTCACCGCCGATGACGCGATCGCGTGGCTTCGCGAGACCGCGACCGTCGAGAGCGTCATCGACACGTTCATCCGCGTGCGCGCGGAGCAGCGCATGACGCTCGCGCAGTTCGACACCATGCGCGTGGGATGCCCGGCGTTCGAGGACGCGATCATCGCCGCAGTCAGCGGCTTGGAAGGCGACTCGGAATTGGGCCCCGTCATGGTCGACGACGTGCGCGCCCATCTCGAGGATCAGCCGATCCCGCTGTCGGTCGTCGTCGGCGCGATCGGCGAAGCGGTGCGAAACGAGTTCTATGTGCCCGTCGAGCCCCCTGCCGCTCCCGAGCCGCATTTCCCCGCCGATGGTAGCGAGGCCGAGTTCTGATGATTGAGGAACCCTTCCTCCGCGAGCAGCCCGGCGCTGACGCGCTGGAGGAGGGGTTCTACCTGATCCGCCGGCGGGCACGCGCGCAGCGCGTCGACGTGCCCGTCCGGATCTGGTTCGGCCCGCCGCTGGATCCCGAGACGCGTGAGCCGCTCGAGCGGTCGTGGCGCTGGCAGATCGAGCTCGCAGGCTATCCGTTCGACGAGGTGCTGGTGATCGGCGGCATCACGTTCGCCGCCGTGTCCGACTTCTGGCCGGTCGTGAAGCGCGAGCCGATCGACGAGGCGGAATACCGATTTCGGCTTCAGCGCCAGGAATGGGCGGCGGAGTTTGACGAATACGATCCTTTTGGCACGCCCGGCGGCAGGATCGATCCGATGACCGCAACGCTGCCCTTTGGAGATTGAGATGACGAAGGTCGTAATCAGCACTTGTCATGGTGGCTTCGGACTTTCCCGAAAGGCATTTCTCGCATTGCGGGAAAGCGGTTGTGAGTTCGCTATGAAGGAGCCAGACTATGGCGAGTATTGGCCTGACGGCAGCGGCCCGCGCGGCGCATGTTTGGGCGATAACTTCTGCACCGACATTGATCGCGAGGACACAATACTCGTCCGCGTCGTCGAGCTTTTGGGAAGGTCCGCAAACGGGTGGGCCGCCTGCTTATCCGTTGTCGAAATCCCCGATGGCATAGAGTGGCAGATCGACGAATATGACGGCGCGGAATGGGTAGCCGAGAAGCACAGGAGATGGAGTTGATGGCGTATTGGGCATACGCATCGATCGCGGCTTCCTACGGTGGCGGGCTGCTCGTCGTCGGCATCGTCACGCTGCGCGATCTGCGTCGGCGATGATCGAGAACGACGACCGGCACGGGCGCGTCGTCACCCGTGGCAGCGCGACCGTGAAGGCAACCGCGCAGGCGAAGTTCGTCGAGCAGGGCCGGGGAAGCCTCTCCTACCGCATCACGGGCACGTTCGTGCGGCGGTACGACGGCTGGGGCGGACATCGGCACTATTTCGAGATGGTCGGCGGCGGCGAGCTTCAATGCGGCGGGCCGAACTTCTGCAAGGTCTGCATCCAGGAACAGGAAGCGGATGCGGCGCGCCGCAAGCGCCGCATCGAGATGTTCAGGGCGAGAAGGAACGGCGAATGATCGAGGAAGAAGGCCCGCTGTTCGAGCCCGGGCGCGACCACAACAAGCCCCCGATGCTGCTCGAGATCGAGCCCGCGCGCACCGATCTGCGCGAGTGGCTCACTGAGCGGCTTCAGCGCGGCGACAAGACGTTCGCGCAGCGCAAGGCGGAGTTCCTGCGCGCGGCCGGCGCGGCCGTGGTCCGCAACCGCGAGACCGCCGGCGCGGCGGCCGACGTCATCAAGCTCGCGAGCGCGGTGAAGAAGGAGATCGACGCGGAGCGGCTGTCTCGATCGAACCCGTACCGCCAGGTCGCCGACGCCCTCGTTCGTGAGATCGAGGAGTTCTGGCACGAGGTCGACGCTGCGATGGAGCGTCTGCGCGACATGATCGACGCGTGGACGGCGCACGAGGACGAGCTCATCGAGCGGCAGCGCCTGGAACAGGAGCAGGAGCAGCGCGAGATGCGCGAGCGCGCGCGCGTCATGGATGCGATGACGGCGCCGATCCCGGCCGCCGCGCGTCCGGAGCCGGCGCGCAAGCGGCCGATCCGTGGCGACTATGGCGCGCGCGTCTCCGCCGCTGAGCGCAAGGTCTATGCGATCGAGGACGTGCGCAAGCTGCCCGATTGGGTGCTGGACGCGCCCGTGGTGCGCGACGCCATCCTTCAGGTGGTTCGGCAGACGGCCAAGCACATGGGCGACATCCCGGGCATCCGGGTGTCGATCGAGACCGAAAATCAGATCCGCTAGGAGCTACGATGGCAGAGCAGGCACAGCGCATGACGGTCGGCGACGCGATCGAGAGGATCATGGCGATCCTGGTGCATCGTCGCCTCGAGATCTCGGCGGTCCTGCCGCCGGACATCACGTTCGACGCTTTCCACGCGTCGATCAATCAGGCCCTTCGCGGCAACCCCCGCCTCCTGCGCTGCACGCAGGCCAGCCTCGTCAACGCGTGCATCAAGGCGGCCTATGATGGCCTGCGCGTCGATGGCGTCGAGGCGTGCATCGTCGACGAGGAGGCGACAATCAGGCAGGGACGCGGCCAGCCGGACCGGAAGGAGATCCAGGCGCGCTACATGCCCATGTATCGGGGCCTCGTGCAGCAGGTGCTCCGAGGCGGCATGGTCACCGATATCGTCGCCGACATCATCTACGAGCACGACGACTATCAGATCATCGCGGGCACGAACCGTCAGATCGTCCACCATCCGAACGTGCTCGGCGAGCGCGGGCGGCCGATCGTCGCGTACAGCGTCGCCACCTTTCCCGACGGCTCGATCGGCTTCGTCTACATGACCGCGCATGAGGTGCGCGAGGTTCAGAAGATGTCGCGCTCCGGCTGGAACTCCAAGGATGGCACGTCGAAGGGCGTTTGGCTGCGTTGGGAGGGCGAACAGTGGAAGAAGACGGTGCTGCGCCGTCACCGCAAGACGCTGCCCGTGCGCCGCGACGTCGTGATCCGGGACATGGAGGCGGAGAGCGAGTTCCAGCAGATCGGCGCGCCGGCCGCGCAGGAGCAGCTATCCGCGCGTCGCGCGCCGCCCCGCCCGACCCGCGAAGCACTACAGCACCAGCCCGACGTCAGCATCAACGACTTCGGCGGCTCGTTCGACGTCGGCGGCGAGGTGATCGAGGCGGAGCGCGGTGAGCGCGAGCGTCAGGAGCCGCAGCAGCAGCAGCGCGACGCCGCCCGCGCGCGCGAGCAGGAGCGCGCGGCGGAGCCGGAACTGCCGCAAGACGATGTCGAGTGGGGCGTGTGGGAAACCGAGGCGAAGGCCGCGATCGGCAAGGCGCCGGATCACGAGGCGCTCGCGGACGTCCAGCATCGCTCCGACGCGGTGATGAAACACGCCCCGAAGCCGGTTCGCGACCGGCTCAATCAGGCATTCACGGATCGCGCCGCGGACATCGCGGCCGAGCTCGACGACGGCGCGGCGGCCGGCGGCGATGACAACGATGCCGCCGCAGGAGACCGTTGATGAGTAAGGCCAAGCTGGCGGAAGCCTTGGTGGCGGACCCCAAGAGCGGGATCGATACCAAGGTCATCGCCGAGACCGTGATCGCCGCGATCCTGAAGGCGCTCGCCGGGCTGATCGAGAGCGAGGGCGAGGTGCGCCTGCCCGGGTTCGGCACCTTCAAGCAGGTGCATCGGGCGGAGCGCGCGGCGCGCAATCCGAGCACCGGCGAGCCGATCAAGGTGGCGGCCCGCACGGTCGTCAAGTTCAAGCCCGCGAAGGATCTCTGACGGATGGCGCCGCAATCGAAGCGTGAGCCGAACCCGCTACCCGTGCCGGGCAGGATCATGCTCGACTGCGGCGCCATTCTCGGCAAGCGCGGAGCGGGAAATGAGGAGTTTGTCTATCAGGCCGTACTCTGTGGCGAACTTGAGATTGATGAGGCTGGGCGGATCTGGCGATTGAAGACGAAGCGATTTAGCAGATCAGTGGGCGCCACGATCGCGGTTGCATGTCAGCGAGTTCGCGCAGAGTTAGACAGTGGAGAATACTTACAAGTACGCGTGATGTTCGCTGGTTGCCGGCGCTATGCTCTTGCCCACAGACTGGTGTGGCTACATTTCAACGGCTTCATCCCCCGACATTTGACGGTCGATCACAAGAATGAGTTGAAAAAGGACAATAGGCCCGAAAACCTCGTCTTATCGAGCGACAGAGACCAGCAGCTTCGCACTGTCAGATCGTTCAGGCGCTCAAGAGAGCGCGGCCTCGGCCTACAGACAAATAAGAAGCTGACAGCGTTCGACGTTGCTCAAATCAAGTTTCGGAGAGCGGAAGGCGAGACATTCGCCAAGATAAGCTCGGATTACCCTGTTTCTCCGCGAACGATCGTCAAAATCGATCGTGGAGAGATCTGGGCGCATATCGGCCCGGCGCGCGCGCGCATGGAGCGCGCGAAGACGCCGACGAAGGTTGCACCGAAGAGGAGAGGGTGATGCCCCGCAATGACACGCAGGAACTGATCGATAAGATTGAGGATGTGACCAACGATGCTGATTTCGGTGCGGTGATGACGGCGCTGGAGACCGTAATGGCTCGCCGTCTGCTTCGCGTACCGCCGCCCGGCCGGCAGGTGCCCGTGGAGAGCACGGCGGCGATGATCGCGGATCACATGCGGTTGCTGCTCGTCTCTCCGGATCTGCTGAACTGATGCCCGCCGCCGGAAACCCGTGCCCGATCAAGGGCTGCACCGCTCACGCCAAGCCGAACCAGCTTATGTGCTGGCCGCATTGGCGGAGGGTTCCGAAGGCGCTCAACCACGCCGTCTTCGACACCTTCCGGGCGTGGGAAAGCGCGCGTCGTCGCGATCCTGGCGGCAGGATAATGAGCGAAGTCACCGCCGCGTACCGTCAAGCGCGCGACGCCGCGGTCGCCGCCGTCGAGGCGAAGGAAGCGGACGAGGTGCGATCGTGAGGCCGCTCGCTCCTCCCGACGCGGCAAAACCATGGTCATTCGAGACGGACAGCGGCTCCGGCTGGCAAATGAGTTCGCAGCGGTTCCGCACGTTCGACGAGGCAGCGAGCGCGGCTGGTGAATGGCTGCGGGTCTGCGCCGAGAACCGATTCTATCCTTCGGTGCGGATCGGCACCGTTTCCGTATCGCGTCCGGCACGATGACCTTTTCACCCGCCTTCCTCGACGAGATCCGCGCGCGCACTAGCCTATCGTCGCTCGTGCAGCGCACCGTCGTGCTTAAGAAGGCGGGCGTCGAGTGGAAGGGCTGCTGCCCGTTCCACGGCGAGAAGACGCCGAGCTTCTATGTCAACGACGAGAAGGCATTCTACCATTGCTTCGGGTGCAGCGCGCACGGCGACGCAATCCGCTGGCTGGTCGAGCATTCGGGTCTACAGTTCGTCGACGCGGTGAAGGAGCTCGCCGCTGCGGCGGGCTTGGAGATCCCCGCGTCCGACCCGCGCCAAGCAGAGCGCGATCGCGAGCGCGAAGAGATGCTGGCGATCATGCGCCGCGCCGCCGAACGATTCGCGGCCGCGCGCGACGGCGGGCTCGACTATCTACGCGGCCGGGGCATTGACGGCGACGTCATCACGGCGTTCGAGATCGGGTTCGCGCCCAGCCCCCGCGCCCGCCGCCCGCTGCACGAGGAGATCGGCGACGTCGCGATCGAGAAGCTGATCGCGCTCGGGCTGGCGCGCCAACATCCCGAGACGGGCGAGATACGGGACTTCTTCCGCAACCGCATCATGATCCCGATTCACGACACACGCGGACGCGTGATCGGATTCGGTGGTCGGGTGATCGGCAAGGCCGAGCCGAAATACCTCAACAGCCCGGACACGCCGCTCTTCGACAAGGGGCGCACGCTGTTCAATGCGCACCGGGCCGCCGCCGCCGCGCGGAAGTCGGGGCGGCTGGTGATCGTCGAGGGCTACATGGACGTGATCGCGCTGTACCGCGCCGGCGTGCCGGAAGCGGTGGCACCGAACGGCACCGCGCTGACGGAGGCGCAGATCTCGAACGCATGGCGGATGGCGGACACGCCGATCTGCTGCTTCGACGCGGACAAGGCCGGGCGGAGCGCGGCGGCGCGCGCGGCGATCCGCGCGCTGCCCCTGCTCGAGCCGGGCAAGTCGCTCGCCTTCGCCTTCCCGCCAGAGGGCAAGGATCCGGACGACGTGCTCCGTGAGGGTGGGCCAGCCGCCGTCTCGGCGCTGCTCGCTAGTCCACGCCCGCTCGTCGACGTCCTGTGGGAGCACGAGCGCGCCGCCGAGTCGACCGACACGCCGGAGCAGGTGGCCGGCCTAAAGACGCGGATGCGCGCGCACGTCCGATCGATCCGCAACGCTGATGTGCGTCGCGCCTATGGTGACGCCATCTTGTTCCGGTTCGAGCGGCAGTTCCGTGGGCGGGCGATGGCGACACCACCAGCGAGATCGGCCCCGTCGCCTGAACGACAGCGGTTCAGACGCCCGCGGCCCGCCTCTCAAGCGCAGCGGAACATTGCCCGCTACGGCATGACGGGTGGGATCGAGCAAGCGGTCGTGATCGGCCTGATTCAGTTCCCAGATCTGCTCCGCGATATCGATGGAGTGCAGTTCCGTGATGTTGATCTCGATCGGCTCGTATCCGCTCTCATCGAGTTCGCGTGGCGCGACGATACGCCGCCCGACGATGCGGCGGCGAAAGAGTTCGTAGGCGGGTCGGCATGGCAGCGGCTAATCTCGGGTCGCCCCCTGCCCTTCTCATTCGCGCGACCGATGATCGTCGATCCCGATCGCGCATACCAGGATCTCGTCGCGGCGATCGCGGCAATGAGATCGGCGACGTCGCGCGCGGGTGCGTGGCGGTCGCCGCATAGCTGACGCCCGCAGGAGCTCGACATGGAAGCCAATCCCAACAATCCGCCGCCGGCGACGTCGGTCGATCCGACGCTCGAGTTCACGATCGAGAACTTCAACGCGCTCGTCGCGGCGAACACGTCCATGGAGACCGAGATCTCGAACATGAACGTCCTGGTCGCAGATTTGCGCGATCGCATCGCCGATCTCCGGCAGAGCGCGGCCAACGCCGAGCAGGGCTTTTCCACGCTGGCAAAGGAACTCTCGGAGGTGAAGGCCCTTGCGGTGGAGCGCCGATACGATCGGGATTACGAGCGCGACCGCGCGACCGCCTTGCAGCGCAAGCTCGATCGCTCGCTCGGCTATATCGATCGCATCGTCGACCAGGATCAGACGGTCGTCGACGAAGAGGGCAAGCCGCAATTCCCGCAGAACATCGGCCCCGATCTGAGCGGCGTCGTCGAACCCGTCCGCCACGGTCCGCGTACCGATGGTGCGGCATGGGCATCGGCTATGGACCTTTCGCCGGGTCTCGCCGCGTCACTTCGATCGGCCGAATATCCCAGCCGGCGCTACTGATTTTCCGAGAGGGCGCGCGTGCGACGCGCCCCGACAATAAGATCAGAGGAGCCGTGCGTGAACCAGAACATCAACATCATCCGGATCAATCCCGAGAAGCAGAGCGTCGCCGCGATGTCGATGCGCTGCGGGAAGAACGCCGTCCCGGAGATCCGGCGCATCGTGCGCGCGAAAGAGATCGGGTGGCGCGAGCTCATCGAGGTGAACGGAGTCGTGCTGGTGACGTCGGGCGGCGTCAATCTCGGTGAGGACGTGCCCGGCTGGCGCATTCTCGGCGGGGAGGACACCGCAGGCATCTCTATTCTGTTCGGCAAGGGGCCGGGCGGGGCAATGACGCACGTCCCGGTCGATCGCGCATGGGTCGAGAAGCGTGTGCGCTGGGTCGCGGGCGAAGACGTGAAGGGAACGCGAGAGCGCGCCGAAGCCACGCTGCCGCTGCTGTCGGAGGAAGTGCGGGCGGCGGTTCGGCGCTCGGTGCCGATGCTGCCGACGGGCGACCTGTGGCTGGCGGAAGAGGACAAGCCTATCTGGCAGATCGCCTTAGCCCTTGGGCTGACGACACCGTCGACGGCGGGTCAGAGGTTGTCGCCGATGGGCGTGCTGGTTCACGACATGATCGAGACGACGGCGTGATGGCATCTAGCCGCGTTTCGATGATCCAGGCGACCGCCGTGCCACCGCGTCCGGCGCTGCGCTGGCACGGCGGCAAATGGCGCAACGCGCCTTGGATAGTGCGGCATTTTCCGAAGCATCGGGCGTATTGCGAGCCCTATGGTGGCGCGGCCTCGGTGCTGCTCCAGAAACAACGATCCTACGTCGAGTTCTACAACGATCTCGATCACAAGGTCGTCGACCTTTTTCGCCTGCTGCGCGAGCCTGACGAGGCGGCGGAACTCATTCGCCTTCTCGATCTATCGCCGTTCTCGCGCGAAGAGTTCGAGCGCGCCTACGAGCCTACGACGAACCGCATAGAAGCCGCGCGTCGCATGATCGTGCGATCGTTCATGGGCTTCGGCAGCGACGGCACCTCCGGCGTCTACCGCACGGGCTTTCGGTCCAATGTGACGTCGAGCGGAACAGCGCCGGCGTCGGACTGGACAAGCTATCCTGCTTCGCTGCGGCTGGTGGCGGAACGCTTCCGCGGCGTGGTGATCGAGAACATCCCGGCGATCGATCTGATGGCGCGCATCGATGGCCCGGCCACCCTCTTCTACATCGATCCGCCCTATCTACCTTCCACCAGGTCGAAGGGCAACCGCCGGCGGGGTGCAGGCTTCCACGTCTACGAGCACGAGCTCACCGAGCAGGATCACATAGCGCTGCTCACCTTCCTGCTCGAGATCGAAGGCATGGTCGTGATCTCGGGATACCCGTCGGCGTTGTATGACGAGACCCTCATCGGATGGCGACGAGTTTCCAAGAAAGCATACGCAGACGGTGCTCGAGTTCGCACCGAAGTCATCTGGATCAACCCCGCCGCCGTAGCAGCGATGGAACACGGCCCGCTATTCGCATGAGGAGGAAGCTATGACGGACACGATCACGAAGCTGCGCGAGATGTTCGATCAGCAGTTCGGCCCAACGCGCACCGCCGCGCTGAAGGATGACGACAAGCCCTGGCACGAGGCGATCGGTGCAACGTCGCACGATCGGATTGATATCGAGTATCTCATTCGCGACGAGTTCGGCGTGAACCCCCATGCCTTCTTCTTCGACACGGCGTCGCTGAAGGAGATCGCGGATATGATCGATGTCGCGACGCCGAACCTCAACGCGCACTGATGTCGACGGGACAGGGGTGGAAACCGGAGCGGTGCGCGTGCGGATCCCGGATGCCGTTCTTCAGTCGGAACGGGACGGACGGTCCGTGGCGGTGCCGACGGTGCGATCAGGAGGCGGCGAGCGTTGTACCTGCGCTTCCTGTCGCGTCGGAGACGCCCTCCCCGCTCATCTCCAAGGCTGGCCCGGTGCTTGGCAACCGACACTCTTCCCCCAACAGTCAAGGGAGCTTGCTGTGAGATTTAAAGCAAAGTTCGAGGCATGGGATGATCGACTGCAATCAGCATGTGCCAACCGATGCGCCGAGTTCGGCGATCCTCCGTGTTATAGCGTGGTCGTCGGATGTCTTCCTTGCGGCGATTGCTTGATGGAATGCGGGTATGGCCCGGTGGAAGAGCCGATTGATCCCGACGCGGTGCTGCGGCCGCTGCTGTGAGCGATTGGTTCTGGATCATGCTCCGCAACGGAAACGAGGAGCTCGTTGAAGGAGTGGAAGCGCGCGACCGCAAGCTGGCGCGCCGAACGCCGCGCGCGGCGGGCTGGCGGCCGGCCGCGCTCCATCGGTGCGACATCTGCCAAGCCTGCGGCCCGTGGACGGAAAGCTGGACGTGGTTCGGCTCTTATGCTGATCTCGATGACGGCAAGCCGGTCGTGAAGCTGTGCTCGAAATCCTGTCGGGAGGCGTGGAAGGGGCTGCTGTCCGATTATCAGCGCCGCCTCGGCGCAGGCTCGAAATGGGCGCACAACCAGTTCGAGCCGGTCGCCGGGCAGGAACAGCGCATGGCGCTCTACAAGCGGCGATGGCTGGCCCAACGCGAGATGCGGGCTCACCGCGCATTTCCGATGCCCGAATGGCCGAAGGATCGCGTCGGGAACGGCTGGTGCCGCTGGTGCGGCGAGGAGGTCATCAACCGCAGCGGACGGCGCGTGGGCCAGCGCTCGCATAATCGGACCTGGCATCGCCACGCCTACGGGGACGAACGCGACTGCCTGCACGAGTGGGCGACGCACACCGACATCGATGCGCAATTCTGGCACCTCGTTGCGCGCGACGGTCCCGGATGTGCGATTTGTGGTCCCGGCGATGGCCGATGGGTCGCGAGATCGCGCTGGATGAACGAGCACGCCCAACGCGGCATGACGTACCTGCGGTGGAGCGTGAAGCTCGAGGTCGACCACGTCATCCCGCTGTGGAAGGTGAACGGCGCCGAAAGCGTCTTCGAGATCCGCGCGATGCACGGCCCAGGCAATCTCTGGCTGCTCTGCCAGCCCTGCCATCGCCGAAAGACTGGCTTGGAGGCGTCCGAGCGAGCGCAGATCGGCCGGAATGGGGAAAAATCGGCCAAATAGTCCCGATATTGGCGGAAGTTCTGCCAATTTCACGATTTCAGGTCGAAACCCGCGAGTTTGCGCAATTTCGCAAACTTGGCCCTGTGGCGGCCGGTTTTGATCGTTTTCGTTTTGGATTGGTCGCTAACGTCGCGACTTCCCCCTCCAAGCGGTCCCCAACCGCTTTGCCTCAAGGCGGGCCAGGTAAGGACCCGCGACGCCGGGGGGTGGCATCCCCGACGCGCCCGCGCCGCCGCCACCTGCGCGCCCGCGTGCAAGGACTCCCGCGCCGATCGTCATCCCGGCGCATGCGTCCATCAGATTTATTTGTTCGCAACATTTGCGAGGTACGACGGTTCTGCTATCCAGAGACACCGGACGACGCCCAAGGCGATTCGCAGCCGGCAGAACGAAGGAACGAAGGTCATGTACGCCACCCTAGACAGCGCCGAGCTTGCGCGCCGCTTCGCCCTGAACCCATACAATCATCCCGGCGTCGAAGGCGCGCCGCCCCTGTGCCCGCACGACTACGCTGCGGCCAAGTTCGAGGCGGAAGGCCGCTACGCCCATCCGCACGGCCGCAACCCGTACAAGCCCGGCACGATGGCGCACGATCGCTTCGTGCGTGGCTGGTATGCCGCCGACGAAGCCTTCGCCGCGGCCTACGGCATCAGGATCGGCGACTAGGCGAAACGTGCGGCGCTCCGACGCCCACGTCCGGCGGGCTGGCATCCCGTCGCTGATGAGCCTGCCACGAACGAAGGAACGACCATGCGCATCGATCGCACCCGCACCACAGACGCCAAGGCGCGCACCATGAGCCGCCGTCAGTATCGGCGCGACAAGTCCGCCCGCCTGTTCCTCGCCATCGCGTTCCCGCCGGTCAGCGGCTTCGCCAGCGTGGAGGGCTGATCCATGGGCCAGTTCATCGTCACCACCGTTGCCCGCGCCAGCATCTCCGAACGCTGGCAGGTTGAGGGCGAAAGCCCGGCCGATATTGAAGCCCGCTGGGATGACGAAGATATATTCGCGCTCCCCGCCTCTCGTTTCCTCGATGACAAGGTTGATGGCGACGAAGAGGAAAGGCAGATCGTATCGATTGATCCTTTAACCGCGCCTGATCCGCAAATCGCCATTGACGAGATGGCGCTCCGGCTCGTGTCGCAGGATGTCCGCTATTGCGTGTCGGGGCTGATCTCCACCCTATGGAGCAAGGATTGGTTTCCCGAAACGGGCATCGATCCGGATCAGCTTTCCTCCGTGTCGTGGCGCCAGCCCGACGCCGACGATTACCGCGAAGCGCTGTCCTATACCGATGGCGCGGGCCATCTCACTGTTTCGCAGGGCGATGGCGTCTGGTTCTACGCCACGACAGATAGCGATGGCGATTCCCTCGACGAAGGCCAAGGCTATGACGAGACGGAAGCGGGAGCATGGCGGGCCGGCTATGACTCCCTGCGCATCGATCATCCCGACGGCACGGAATGCCTAGAGCATTGGCTGGTGACGGACGATCTCGCACGCCGCCTGCGCGAGCAGGGCGAGGCGGTGGCGGACGACATCGCTGGCCTGACCGTGTGGGGTCGCTGCACCAGCGGGCAGGCCATCTACGCCGATGCTGTGATCCAGCGCATCGCCCGCGATATTCTGGAGGCTTGAACCATGTCCGAGCGCATCGACCAGCACACCATCGCCCACTATCTCGACATGCGGCATGAGTGCGCGATTCTCGCAGCCTTGCGGCATCTCGCACAAAGCCTTCGAGCTAACGCCGTTGCCGATCCCGTTATCCATGAGATCATGGTTTCCGGCGGTGGTATCGAACCGCTGTCGGCGGACGAGATTGACGCCTACGCGGACGCGCTCTCGTCGGACACTTGGCTTTGCGAAGCCTCCAGCGGCCCGGAGGCGCGCTGATGCTGCACCTCGTCGCCCTCGTGCCGTTCTGCGCGGCTTTCGCCCTCGGCGGGCACGTCCTCGCCGACACCCTCACCACGCACGGCGACGCGATCGTTGCCGCCCTCCGCATGAAGGATCGCTGATAATGGTCCGGTTTATTCCTTCCTCTTTCGGCGGCGGCTGGGCCGTTCCACTCGACGATGACGGCTTTGACATTCTGGCCGCGCATTTCGGGGACGATGCCTATCCGCTCGCGCCTCTGGGCGGCCGGCTAGGCTATGTCGTCGAGCCGCACGGACTCGACGATCTGTTCCAGGAAGTGACGCTAGAAGTCACGCTAGTTGCATAGTCGAAACGCCGCGCGCCTGCCGCGCGGTGTCCGCCGGACTGTCCACCCGGCGCTGATGAGACAGGACACGAAGGAAGCCGCACCCATGAACCTGTTCAACCTCACCCGCTCGCTACCGCATCCCGCCGTCGAAAAGCCGCGCGATGCCGATCGCGAGGAGCGCGACGCCTATCTACTCTGGCTGGCCGAGCGCGCCGGGCTCGACACGTCGCTAGACCGCTATTTCAGCGATCAGGGCGCGACCTTCGGCCGCTGCCTGAAAGCCGGCCTCTGGCACGTCATCGAAAGCCAGCGCACCCCGCCCGAGTACGAGACGGGCGCTTTCTGCGTCGTGATGCCCGGCTATGGTCGCCAGCCGCACGTCACCTGCGATATTCTGAACGACGACGGCACCACGGCGCGCACGATCACGCTGCCGGCGGACGCGAAGGGCAAGCTCCCGTTCTCGAAGGATCAAGCGCGCGAATGGTCCGGCATCGCGAAGCCGGCGCGCCGCACGGCCGCCAGGAAGGCCGTAGAGCGCGTTTCCGCCGTCCCGGCACCTGTGGAGCCCGCCGCCGCGCCTGTCACGTCTGTGGCGGCCCCTGTGCCGCCCGTAGCGGCATCCCGCGATAGCGACGATCTCGTGGCCCGCGTGGAGGCGCTGGAAGCGACGTTGCGGCGGATGGGGCTCGCGATCGCGTCGAGCACACCCAGCGCCGCGAATGACGATGCCCGGCCGGCGCGTCGTTCGGCGGGCGAGCGGGCGGCGATCATGCGGGCGTGGCGCATCCGTTGCGACGCCCGCGCGCGGCGTGATCTCGACACGCGCGCGCTGGAGGCGGCGAACGGCGCATATCGTGGCGCGCTCGATGTGATCGAGGCGAAGAACGCGGCGGCCGTCGATCTGGAGCGGATCGCGAGCCTCGCCAGCGCGCGCGCCGATGCGGCGGAGGACGCGGTGGCGGAGATGGAGCGGCGGGCGGACGACGAAGCCGCACGCGCGGTGGCGGCCGAGATGCGCGCGGACGATCTCGCCCGGCGGCTGTGGAGCGCGGAGCAGCGCGCGGCGGGCGCCGACAACCGCGTGGCCCGCATGGTGCGCGCGGCGGCGGACTATCGCCGTAGCGCCCGCCGGGCCGGCGAGGACGTGCGGGCCAGCCGCGCGGAAGCTCGCGCGCTCGCGGGACGCCTCGCGACGGCTCAGCGCGCGGTAGCCGCCGCCAGCGCGCGGCCCGCCGACCCCGCGCCCACCGATAGCGTCATGGCGCGCGCCTTCGCCGCCGCCCGCGCCTGATACTCGACCTAGAAACGTAAGGGATTTCGACCATGACCAACCTGCCCACGAACGATCTGCCCGCCGCCGCGCTCGCCATGCTGGAGGAGATGGAGGAGGCGCTGTTCGTCCACATCTACGGGGACGACGACCCTATCCCGGCCAATAGCGGCCACGTCGCGACGATCCAGCGTGTCGCCGCCGCGCTGGGCTTGCCGCCGCGCGATATCCCCGTCGTGCCCGTCTTCAGCTACTCGGCGACGTTCTGCGACGCGCGCACGGGGGATCGGCAGTCTTTCGAGACCGAGGTGTGCGCCCACACGTTCGCGGACGCCGAAGCGCGCGGGCGGTGCGATCTCGACACCATGCACGGCGGCGCCTCGAAGGTGGACGCGCGCACGGTGCTGCTGGCGGGCACGCCACAGGACGCGAAGTGATGCGGTTCATCGCGGGCATTGCCATGATCGCGATCGGCGCGGTGGGGGTCATAGGCGGGGCCATGCTGCACATGAGCGGCGAAGTGATCTTCAAATGCGGGCTCTGGCTCATCGCTGGCGCCATCGTTCTTCCCAAGCGAGAGGATTGATCGTGGACCCCATGCACATCGATGTCAGCGCCGGCCGGCTCGCCGCCGTCGCGACCAGCAAGGCCGATGGCCTGGAGCGGTGGACCGAGCTTCGCGTCTACCACATGCCGCTCGCGCGGCGCTCGTGGGTCGCGGAGGCGCTCGGGTGCTCCGTCGTGCCAGGCGAGAAAACGCGCACGTCACGCCTCGCGTCCGCATCCCTCGACCGCGCCTGCCGCCTGTTCACGGACAGCGATCTCGGGATCGCGGTCACGGAGATGGCGCGCGAGTATGCGGAGGAGAACTGCGCACGCGTCACCGCGCCGGGCACGTCGGCGACCAACGATCGCGACGCCTTGGCGCTGCTGTTCGGGGTGAGCGCGGACGAGGTGAGCGCGAGCGCCGCCGCGCGCGCGTTCGAGATGGGCGAAAGCTCGATCCGCATGGCGCTGCGCGACGGGCGCGACATCCGCGTGCCGCTGCGCACGCTGCTGCCGTTCATCGACAGGGCCGCGTTCCGGCGCGCGCGTGGTGGGGAGGATCGCTCGTGAAGCTGTTCAACCGCCTGTTCGGGCTGCTCCAGCCGGACGCCACCAGCGTGCGCGACGCGCCCGCCGCCCCGACCCCGCCCTCGCTCATTCAGGGCGCGCACGCGGCGAAGGAACTCGTGATGCTGCCGATCGATGGCATCGACGCGAAGGGCAATCCGCACGTCACGCTCACTCAGCGCCGCCTCGTCCAGTTCAAGGCGGACGGCATCCGTGCCCTGTATGTGGACGGCCGCATCGTCAGCCGCGAGGGCGCGCCGCTCGACTGCGCGTTGCATTGCCAGCCGGGCCTCGCGCGCATCGAGAAGGCTTTCGGAGCGTCGCTCGTGTTCGACGGCGAGTATGTGGCGCAGGACGGCTTCGCGGCCACGCTGGCCGAGCACAAGCGCGGCACGGGGGAGGGCGTGTTCTGGGCCTTCGACGTGCTCCCGCTGGCGGACTGGCGCGCCGGTCGCTGCGACGTAGCGGTGGAGGATCGCATCGACTTCCTGCGCGATCTCGTGCGCGACTGCGACAGCCTGTTCGTGGGGATGCTCGACGCGTGGACGCTGACGCCGACCGAGGCGGACGCCAAGGCGCGCGAGATATGGGCGGCGGGCGGCGAGGGCATCGTCTCCAAGCGGCTGGGCTCGCCCTATGTCCGCGCGCGCTCGGACGATTGGGTTCGCGTCAAGCAGAATCATACCGTGGACGGGATCATTGTGGACATGGCCGGCCGCCAGGACGGCACGCTCCGCAGCATCGTCGTCAGGCCGATCGGTTCGGACGGCGCGGGCTCGTTGCAGCCGGTCGTCGTCGGCACCGGCTGGAGCGCGGCGGAGGGGATGCGGCTGCTGTCCGTGTTCAACGCTCAGCACGCGCTGTCCGAGGCCGAGCCCATGTGGGCCGAGATCAGCTTCCAGCTTACCACGGGGGCCAAGCGCAGCGTGCGCGGCGCCCGCTTCCACCGTCTTCGCACCAGCAAGGGAGCCACCGCATGACGTTCGCTCGCATCATCGCCGCCGGCGCCGGCAACGCCGTCGTCCTCACCTTCGTCGCGCTCGCCGCGTGCCCGGTCGTCCTGCCCGCCGTGGTGTGGCTGCTGCGTGTGACGCTCGAAACCCTGTCCAGCGTGGGGGCCGGCTGATGGGCACCTATCCTTCACCGCCCGCCGTCGACCCGACCATTATGGAAGTAGCGCGGCTGCTCGTTGAGCAACGAGGCCACGACCCCGACCAGCTAGAGCCGGGCGATGCTTATGGCGTCGATGCCATCCTGCCCAATGGCGATCCGGCGCACATGCTTTGGCGCGCGCGCGTCGAGGATGCCGAAGAGATCGTTGCGTTCATAGAGGGGCCACGCTGATGGGCAACGGTGTCCGCCACAACCTCCAACGGTCCAATCGCGTTCGCTTGAAGGCCGACGCCGTGGTGCTGCTCGATCGCTTTCAAGCGTGGATCGATGGCGCTCGGGTTGGGGATGCACAGCTTCTCGCGGAAATCGCCGAGATGCGTATGCGCCTCGCGCCCCCGCCCGGCATCAAGGCGCCGATCGTCCGCACCAATTACACGGGGAGGAAGAACTGATGCTCGATCCGAAGCAGTCGCAGGCCGACATCCTGCGCGCGCACGTCCTGGGTATGCCCGCCGACAGCGAGCTCATCGCGCTCCAAATGTCGGAGACGCTCGTCAACAGCATCAACGACGTCATCAACGAGGCCAAGGTCACCGTGGGCGTCTCCCTGCTCACGCGGGCGCTGCTCGCGCGCTCTATCATCGCGGTCGCGTCCGATTGGTGGGCCGACGTCGCGAAGGCGCCCACGCAGGAGACGCACAAGGCCCTGATGGGCATCGTCACCGATCCGCCCGCGCGGTTCGACGCCATCATCACCAACACCGAGACGGGGAGCGAGCGCTGATGGCATTCTATCAACCCGGGATCGTCTTCATCGGTATGGAAACCAGCGGTGTACTACGCCGGCGCTTCCAAGCGCAGGGTTTCGAGACCTATTCCTGCGACACCCTGCCTTGCGAAGATGCAGGCGGAGACCTGACACCGAACAGCGACGATGGCCTGCCGCTCGGCTGTCATCTCGTCGGTGACGTGTTCGAGGCGCTCGACAACCTGTGGGCGAATGATCTGTGGCCGTCGCTTGCGATTTTCCATCCCACATGCACGTTCCTGACAGCCAGCGCCGAGTGGGCTTATGCGGACCCCGACTTCGATCGATATCCCGGCGTTGGCTACCACCAGCGCATACAGGCGGGCACGCTAACGGGCGCCTCACGCCGCGAGGCGCGCGAGAATGCGCTTGACGATGTGCGGCGCATCGAGGCGCTGAAGATCGATCACGTCGCCTACGAGAACCCCAAGGGCGTGATCGGCACGCGCATCAGGCCCCCGTCGCAAATCATTCAGCCCAACCACTACGGCGACGACGCCAGCAAAGCGACGTGCCTGTGGCTGCGGAACCTTCCCCGTGTTCGGCCGACCTGCGCTGCCCCCGGTCGCATCGTCGACGACGGCCGATCACAGATGGGGTTGTTCGGCACCGGTGCGATCCGCTTCTCCAATCAGACCGATGCCGGCCAGAACCGACTCTCGCCGGGCGAGGACCGATGGAAGGAGCGCAGCCGCACCTATCCTGGCGTCGCCGACGCAATGGTGAATGCGTGGGCGCCCTACGTCGGGCGGGCGGTGGCGGCCTGATGCGTACCGGCCGCTACGCCACCAGCGCGCGCAGGATCACCCGTGACGATCTCATCGCCGAGCGCGAGGCGCTGATGCGCCAGCCGCCTTCCCATGATCGATCCGAGGCGCTGCGCCGCGTGCGCAGCCGGCTGAAGGGGCTGGCCGCGCGCAGCCCCCTGTCGGGAGACGCATGATGGATCTGATCGACGCTTTCGATACGTCCAAAAGCGTATTCGAGATCGCGCGGAATGCTGCCGCGATCGCACAGCGCAAGCTCAACGGCGAGACCGAGCGATGGCTGAAGATGGCTATCAAGCGTGGTGCTGGATGGGACGTATGGCGCGGCGGCCCGTTCTTCGATCGGCCGGCGGACAACTTCGCCTCCACATACCAATTCCGGATAGTGAAACGCGGTGAGCGGATAGACTTGCCCGGCCCCGGGGTGCTGTTCGAGCAGCCAGAGCTTTCGGAAGGCGAACGGTGGCGGCTCTGTGCCGATCGAGCCGACTGGCGCGACGCCGATTGGCAGGACGATTGCGGGCGGCCTGGCGGCTGTTGCCTCGCCGTGGCGGACGGACCGCGATGCTACAATGGAGACGAGGCATGATCCGCCGCCCACCACGCGGCGCCACCGAGAAGGAGCGCCTCACCGACATCAACACGCGCACCGTTGCGATCCTCGTGCTGGCCGCCGGCGGCGAGATCAGCGTGCCGCTGGAGATGATCGATCAGGCCGATTTCATCGAGCTCGAGCAGATCGATCGGCCGGGCAAGGTGATCTGGCGAGCCCGGCCTCACCGCCGCATCGCGGCTGGGCCGATCGTCGATGCCGAAGCCACGGTGATCGAAGCGAGCTCGAGGCCCGCGCAGCATGGACAGGTGCAACGCCTCAAGAGGCGGAAGGAGGATCTATGATCGATCGAGACAAGCCGCCCGAACTGGTCGACGGACCCGACGGCCCGCGCCTGTATGTGCCGCTCCATGTGGCGACCGACATCGACGGCCAGCGTATCGTCGCGCCCGGCGGCAGCATGGAGACCGGCTGGATCAACAGCACGGATGGCACGCTCATCACCTACATCCGCATGAACAGCCTGTTCAACGCGTCCGGGCTCGTCTTTCTGCCCGCGCCGCACGAACTGCGCGCGCTGGCCGTGAAGCTGACCGAGCGGCTCATTACGCTTCCCGCTTACACGCGCTCCCTCGACGCGGCGATGTCGCTCGTGCCGCAAGGTTGGCACGTCGGCGTGTTGTCTGAATGCGATGAGGACGATAGCCCCTATTGCTGCCTGACCGAGAACGCCGAACCCTGCCGTGACGCGAGTGGAACCGGCGTCGATATGACGCTCGCGCTCACGGCCGCAGCCCTCCGCGCCCGCGCCGCCCTCATCCCGGAAGGATCGACCCGATGACCCAGCAAGACGATCGCGCGGTTCCTGTGTCGGAGGCCTTGAAGCCGTGTCCGCTATGTGGTGGCAACGAGCTTAGTCATGGGTTCGTGAACACGGGTTCTGTGATGTGGGGGACTGCCGGGTGCGAAACCTGCGATTTGCAAGTTACGAAGGAAACCGAAGCGGAAGCAATAGCTGCATGGAACATCCGCGCCACGCAAGCGCCGGCCAGGGTGGAGCTTCGGGAGGCTGTTAAGCGTGCCTTGATCGAAACCGTCAGCAGCAACGCTGGGCAAGAAACACGCGTCGATCGTGCGACGGAAGCAGTCATGGCAACCCTCACCCCACCCGCGCAATCGTCGGGGCCGGGGGAGGTGAAGAGGTTGCGGGAGGCTGTCGTTCGGATCGAACGGTTCGTTTCCTTGATGATGCCGAGCCTACCGCTCGATCTTCGACGCAACAACGAACAAGCAATCAGGCAAACTGCAAACGACTTCGCTGATCTACGCGCCGCCCTCACCCCGAACGCGAGCGAGCCCCAACCGGATTTAGAGCTTCAGGAGATCGCGGACGGCGCTTACGGCGATGGCCCTGCAATCCGTGGCCGGGCACGAGACATGCTCAAAGCCCAGCGCGAGACCCTGCCTCTCACAGACGATTGCGACTGCAAGCTTTGCGATTGGGCGGAAAAGCGCACACAGGAACAGCCCCAGCCGGGCGCGGCTTCGGGTGTTGACGTGCTTACGGCTGGGCCACGAGATTGCATGTGGCGCAGCGGGCATGACGGCGCGGGATCAGACCCTTCACGATTTTTCTGCGACGTGATTGGTCCCGCGCCGTCGTGCCACCTGTACCGCGCTGTAGCCGACACCGAGGCGGAGGCGCGCGCCATTGCGTTTCAGAAAGCCGACCCTTCTTTTGCCGCCACCGCTCCGACTGTGGGCAACATCATCCTTGTTAGCCAAGATGCCGAACCGGGATATCAACTTCATGGTCTGTTTAGGTCGTTTAAAGACGCAGCAAATCACGCAGCAAAGGACGAAGACGACAAGTGTATGCCAGTTTGGTCTGAAAACTGTGATCGCCAACAATGGGTAACAACCCACACTGTTTGGGTGGCTTCGCGTCAGCCGGTTCGCCCACCGGCCGCCGCCCTTTCCGACCCGCAGGGAGTGCGCGACGATCAGACGCCCTAGCGCGGCGGGCGGCGTGATGGCATAGCGACGACGCCACGCCGTCGCCGATGGCCATTGGTCGGGTGGTAGGCCCCCGAGGATGCTTCCGGCTCCTCGGGGGCCGCTTCGTTTCTACCGGGTGAGTAGGTTCAGCAGGCGCTCGTGGCGCAGCTTCACGTCCGGCCAGCCTATCGGGCTCGGATTGCCCGGCCCGCCGGTGTTGATGACCGAACGCGCCTGAAGCGGTTGCCCTGCGTCGTAGAAGGCGGCGAGCCCGTGGATGCTGAACCAGAGCAGCCCCGCGAGCACCGCCACCCCGGGGGTCTCGATGAGCTCGGGATGATCCTCCAGCGGCAAGCCCAGCCCCTCCCCGGTGGCGACGTACCCGTTCCGGAACGTGATCTGGAAATCGCCACCGCCGCGGTAGCGCCAGCCATCCCCGGGATTGACGTTGCCCTCGCCGGTGCGCGCGTAGACCTTGTTCGCCAAGGCGATCGGGTTGCGCACATAGGCCGCCGCCGCCGCATCCGTTGCAAACCGCGACGGCCACGTCCGCCTGATCTGTGCCGCAGAGGTGTAGTTGAGGTTCTCGCGCAACCGCGTGAACTCGCTCGTCTCGTGCGCGGCGTTCGAGAGAAAGCCGGCGATCCGCTCCGCCGTCGTCAGGCCGTAGTGCTCCGCGACCTCGGCGAGCTTCTGACCGCGCAGCGTGACCGCGTCCGCGCTTGCGGCCGGCGCCGCGAAGCCCACCAGCCCCGACCACGTCTTTGCGCCCGGATCGCCGTCTATGGTAGCCGGGTAGAGCGGCCCGAGCCGCGTCTGTACCCGGCGCCAGTCGGGCTTCGTCTGCGCCATCACGCTTCACTCGACGGGGGCAGAGGCGGCTCTGCCGCCGGGTTGCGCGGCAGCGGACGCGACGAAGCCGTCTTCGTCACCGTCGGCACCAGCCCGGACAAATCGACCGGCATCCCGACGATCTTCATCCGCTCGCCCGCCGCCCCCGTTACCGTTTCGGGCGCGCGCGAAGGGGGGAGAGACGGCTTCTCCACGCCGACCACATAGGCGATGTGGTTGTCCAGCCGGCTTGCCAGCCACGCCTTCAGGTTGATGCTGCGGCGCGTGCGCCAGAACATCAGCGCCAGCGACACGACCGCGCTGATCGGGGTGAGCGCGCCCAGGAAAGCGCTGCCCCGGATGTAGTTGAGCGCGCCGGCGAGATCGCGAGCCTGCCAGAAGTGGACGGCCGCCGCCCAGATGCTGGTGACGCTCGCGATCGCGATGCCCAGCGTCACCAGATACCCCTGAATGACCGAGGGGTTGATCGGCGCGGCGGCGGGCGGCGCCAGCCCGGGCGGCGTCGCGATCGCCGCCTCCTGCGCAAGGATCTTGTCAAGCATCCCGGGCGCGGGCCCGGGCAGATTGTCGGCGAACGTCTCCGGCATGATGGCCTCCTTCGATTGGAGCGCCATTCCTATCACTGTCGGTCGATGTCGCCGAGCTTCTTCGCCAGATCGTCGATCTCGGGCGGCAGATCCTGCTGCTGATGCACCAGATGCTCCGCCGCCGCATCGATGTTCGCGCGCGCGTCGTCTCCCGTCGCGCGAGGATCGGAGCGGCGGATGCGATCCGGTGCGAGCACGGCCAAGATCTTGTCCCCCATGATGTCCGCGAGCAACGGCGCGGTCCATCCGACGCCTAGTCCGACAGAGACGCCCTTCTGGAAGTTGAGGTTCCAGTCGACGGCCAGCGCGACGTAGACGATCGTGGCAACCAGCGTGAGCGGCAGCGTGTCGCGAACCGTGGCCCGCCGGCCGGTCGCCCTGTTGTCCCGATCGATCCAGATGATCCGCGCGAGCACCACGGCGATCACGCCGAACACGAGGGCCAGCGTGAGCTCGTAGTCCAGTCCCGCCGCCTGCGCCGCCCCGGCTACCGGGATCGAAAGCGCCGCACCCTCGATCCCCCTCGGCATGTCCTCACCCTAGAAACGCCAATCCACCGACGAGGATCATCAGCAGGACGATCACCGCCATCGCGCGCGACGCCAGCACCTTACCCCATTCGGGGTAGAGATGAACCGGAAGCGGCTCGCGACGAAGCTGATACTCGAACACGGGGATCGCCGCGAGCAGCAGCGCATAGTGCATGATGTGGGGAGGCGCCGACCAGCCGTCGAGAATGCGGTTCCAGTAACCCAAAGCATAGCGCGTGCCTGGCTGCACGCCGCGCCAGAGGATGTAGAGCGTCACGTCGGGGCCGTTGCGCATCACACCCGAGACGCCGGCCGTGATGCCGATCATCCGGAAGACGGTCAACGGATGGCGGAACGGCAGCGGATCGAGCCGCATCCGCCGAAACAGGAATTGCGCCTCGATCAGGTAGAGCACCGACACGATGAACAGGCCGGCCAAGCTCTGCGCGTAGACCACGCGGCTGTCCCCCGCCCCCGGCGGCAGGGCGAGGAAGTAGCTCGCCGGGACGGGGCCGTGCCCGCCCTGAGGAAGCAGGAAGCCGAACGCGCTCATGTGGTCTCTCCGTTTCGCGTTGCGTTCCGAGGCCGATGTTGCACACGCATGTCAGATTATCGAGTTGATCGCGAACCCACGCGTGAAGAACGGCGAGGTCGTGTTGGTCGTCCGCGACGTGCCCAGATCACCGTACAGGATCCGGTCGTGCAGGAACGGGCCCTTCTTACCATTCGGCACGACGAGCGCCGGCTCATTCTCTCGATAAATGAGATCGAAATATATGCTCTCGTATTGCGCCTCGGTCAGGTTCTGGATCTCGAACTCGACGTGCCGGATCGGCAGGCCGCGCACGCGATCGGGGATGCCGCTGCGCTTCCGCTCCACCGTGGTCAGCGATGCCGACTCCTCCGTCTTCTCGGTGGCGAAGTTCTTCGTCATGCGGTTTCGGCCGACGACGAGGTGCTCCATCGTCACGAACTGCTGGCTGGACTGCCAGTCGATCTGGAGGAAACGATACGCGGCCGGCGCAGCGAGGCTCCAGATACCGTGATAGCCGCGCCGGCCGGGCAGCGCGGCCGACGCGCGGAAGGGGGAGTTCTGCTGGATCAGCGCCTGTCCGCCTTGCTGGAAAGCGAAGCTCGCGCGCGGGTAGATGTTGACGATCGCATCCTCGGGCAGGTTCGTGTTGAGCAGCGCCAGCGTGTCGACGACCGCGCCGCCGACGTCGATCAGGATCGAGCCGTTGAACATCGGCCCGCCGTTCGCGAACGCGTACCGATAGGCCACCGGGGCGTCGACGAGCAGGTTCGTGAGCGGATACCCCGCTGCCGCGCCGCCGTCGATCGCGAGCACCGCTTCCGGGATCACCACCATCGCCGGCTGTATCATGACCGACGCTGGGGAAAGATCGCGATCGAGCACGGCGCTCGTGCGGAAGCCCGTGATCGGACCCCACGCCTCTACCAGCGTGCCCGTCCAGGCGCGCGCGCGGGCGAAGTACGTCGCCGCCTGGTTCAGCCCCGCGATCGCGCGCTGGGTCTGCTGGTTGTCGAACCGCACCACGGTGTTGACCGCGAACTGGAAGTCCCGCGTCGACGAGAACTGCACCTGCGCGTAGTCGAACGGATTCGGGAGTCCGGTCAGCGTCGCGCGCGCCGTCGTGCCGCCGACCTGATCGATCGCGACGGTCGTCATACGAGCATCTCGAGGCTGAACCTGTCGGTCGCCGTGTCGTGCGCGTAGGCGCGCGTGCGGGCCAGCACGTTCTGTGCGCGCTGCTCGTCCAGCAATGTGAAGCACGGCACCGTGGGCGCGATCGGGATCGCCTCCCCGAACCCGATGTCGTCGACGATCTCGACGCCGATGTGCGGCGGGTTGGTCTGGCTGACGAGCGCGAACTTCTCGTCGAGGTAGATCTGCGCATGGTCGGGCTGATCGAAGAACATCTCGATCTCGCTCGACGAGCCGTCGCGGGCGTTCGGGTGCAGCGCCGCTATCTGCGCGCCCGCCGCGACGTCGCTATGCAGGAGGATGCCATCGTTGGTGAACGTGGCGATATCCGCGGGCAAGGCGCTCATGCGGATGGCTCGGCATCGGCGGGCTGCTCGGCTCCGTCTGCGAGCTCGAGCTTGACCGCTTCGCTCACCATGGGCGCGCCGCCCCACGACGACAGCGCTTCGACGGCGGCGGCGCGCTTCGCCATTCGCGTCTCCAACACGGCGGCCTGCTGCCGCAGCACGAGATCGATGTGGGCGGCCGGATCGAAGTCCGGGTTGCGAAAGGAGGCGTCCGTCCAAACGACCTCGTGGATGTCCGTGATGAGCAGGTTGCCCGCCGCATCGCGCGCCACCTCCGACGTCTCATCCAGCACCGCCAGCGTGAGCGATAGGTTCATGCCCGACGCGGCCAGCTTGACGCCGCCGTTCGTGGGCGCGCGCGTGTCCTGCCGCGCGATGGTGACGAGACGCGCGCGCAACCGCGTCCCGCCCTCGGTGATAAAGCCTCGATCGGTGGCCGGCTGATCCTGCAACGCCAGCGGGGTGAGCGCGGTCTCCGGCACGTCGACGATCGTCCAGTGCTTGTCGCCGTCCGCAGTCTCCGGCGGCAACGCGTTGTCTGCTTCCGTCGTGCTCATCCTGCTACCTCACGGCTTCACGGCTGCGTTGTGCGACCAGATGTATTGGCCCGGCTCCCGCCCCGCCCCGTATATGCGCTCGTGGCACGAGATGCGACAGACGTCGCCGAAGCGCGCGGGCTCGATCCGCGCATCTTCCCACGTCGGGGCACCTTTGCCGTCCCCGACCGGCACCGGGCGCGTCCACGCGTTTCCAGCCATATCGTAGCTGCCGTCCTGGTGCGGGACGGGCGTGTTGATCGCCAGCACGAGCCCTTCGCCCGTCGCGGCCACGATCTCGCACTTGAGGTTCTGGTAAATCGTGTTCGCCTGCACCTCGACGAACTCCACCCCGTCGAGCGTCTCGGTGAGGCAGAGGATGCGTTGCCCGGGCACGACGTCGCGCACCAGCACCGGCCCTTCGCCCTCGATCTCCACATACATCGCGGGATCGACGCAGCCGGATGTGCCGCCGCCGCCGCCGCCGCCGCCCGTTCCGCCGGACGTCATCGTCGTCAGATAGCCGAGATACACCCGGCCCGGCGCAAGCGCGTCGGTGACGTTGGTGGACGAGCCGTACCCGCTACCTCCGCTGAGATCTGGATCGTCACGCCAGAAATAATAGGTCGTGCTGAAGGCGTAGCCGCCGAAGCTTGCGCTGGGATAGTTAAGCACCTTCCCGGTATCTAGCTGATATTGAGATGAAGAGACGTTCACCGTCACCGTGCTGCCGTTCTTGGTCTGCGTCAGAACGAAGCCCGTCAGGTTGAGCGAGCGGATACCCGAGACCGCATTCGTGGATCCAATCGTCGACGTCGTCGCGCGGCCGCTCGCGTTGAGCAGCGCCGCGCGCGCCTTCAGGGCGTTCTGAAGCGTGGTCGCTGCCGCGGTGAACGCGCGCGTATAGCCGAGGAACTGGTTGCGATCGAAATATGTCCGGGTCGAGATGTCGTTGATCCGGACCGTGTTGACGAGATAGTCGCGGAGCGCGGCGTAAGCGGCCTGATACGCTGATGCTTCAGTCGACAGTCCGATCGAAGTGGCCTTCGAGACCTCGCTCGCCACATCGTTGTCCCAGCCCGCGACCGCACCGACGTAGCGCTTTTTCTCATCCGGGGATGCGCGGTTGTTGTCGGCGACGTCGTTCGTGAATGCCTGCACCGCGCTCGCGGTCGCGCCTGCGGCTGCCGCCGCCGTGTTAGCGGTAGCGATCGCGTTCGTGATGTCGACGGCCGATTGCCCATTCACGTTCGCGGTGTCGGCCGACGTGTTGGTTCCGGTATTGTCGGCATCCGGCGGTGCCGATGGACCATCAACATACGGGGGCAGGACGTTCTGCCCCAGCGTCAGCTTTCCCATCGCGGGCTCGGTAAGGAATACGTACGGATCGCTGCCGCCGGTTCCGACGACGCGCGCCATCAGCATCGCATATGCCGAGTTTGCATTCGTGACCGAATAGACCCCACCAATGACATTGAAGTTCGCTGGGTCGCCACCCTGACCGCCAAGCTCTCGTGCGCCCGTCCAGCTAGTCGCCTCAACAAGAGCCCCGTTCTTATCCATTATCAGCATGAATAGCTGACAGGTGCAGCGATGCTGGGCCGCAAGCGAGCGGCCGAAAACGACGTCGCCCTGCTTCACAGGCAGCATGTAGGCGCGGGATTGCAAGAGCGACGGACTGCCGCCGGGGATGCCCCAAGGTCCGTATGTGGCCCAGACGTCGAAGAACTCGTTCCCCATGGCGAGCGCGCTGCCATCGGGGTTCGTCAGATGGACCTGAACGACGTGTCGCTTGCCCGAATAGTCCGGGACGATCGTATCGAGATGAATGCGAGCGTAGATCTGGCGTCCGATACTACCATCGGCGATGTTCACGAGGTTCGCGAGGGCGTCGTAGCCGGGCGGCGCTGGCAGAAATCCTTTCAGCCCCTGCGCGAAACTCGACAGCACGACGGAGTTGCTCGACGCGACCGCGTTCGCGGCCGCCTGCGTGATCGCCGTGATGAGCGACGTCTTCGCCGCCTCGTAGTCGTTGAAGGCGCCGCGAAACTGAGCGCCGTTGATCGGCGTGTCCTGCGACACATCGTTCCACGGCGGCCGCAGGGAAGCCAAATAATCGGACAGCGCCTGCCATTTCTGATCGTAGGCCGCGCGCGGAACGCCGAGACGATCGGCCTGCGCGTCGATCGGACCGCGCTCGGCGTAGATGTCGTTCCAGTCGCGAATGATGTCGGGCTTCTCGGCCGCCGACAGCCAACCGTCGCTCGAGATCCTGGACACCTGCGCCAGCGTGGAGGCGGACGACGACGTCGTATAGGTCTGGTTCGCCTGATCGAGCGTGTTGAGCGCGTTGACCTCGTTAAGAAATAGCTGGCGCAGATACTGTCCGTCGACCGGCGTGTTCTGGGAGATGTCGTTCCACGCCGGCTGCAACGAGCCGAGATACCCGTCGAGAGCCGCCTGCGCGTTCGTGGCAGCGGTGCGCTGAACGGCGGTGACATCGACACCGTAGCTGTTCGCGATCGCGACCGAGGCGGCGGTGAGGTTCGCGTAGAGCGCGCGCGTCGACTGCCAATCCCGGATCAGCGCGCCCTTCTCGCCCTTGGAGATGACGTTGTCGCTGGAGATGGCGGCGATCGAGGCGTCGACATTCTGCCCCGTCGAAAGCTCGAGCGCCTCCCGCTGGCTGTAATACGCCTGGAAACGCGCGCGGAACGTCGGGCCGTCGATGACCGTGTTCTGCGACGTATCGTCCCACGCCGGGTTCAGGCCAGCGAGATAGCTGGATAGCGCGCTGTAGGACTGAACATAAGCCGTGGTGTCGATACCGAGGCCGGACGCCCGCTGCACGAGCTCGGCTTCCTCCAGCCCGATCTCCGTCATGTCGCGGATGATCGTCTTCTTCTCGATCCCGGACAGGATGTTGTCGGCGGCAAGCGCGGCGATCGCCGCCAGCGCGGCTTCGCTGTCGGCGTTGATGTAGAGTTGCCACCACGTATTCTGCTCGGTGGGAAGCTGCGGCGGAGCATTACCCTGCCCAGGGTCGGCGATGTAGTTCCAGATCGCGCCCTGGTTCGTCACCTGATCGCCGGCTTGATAGATGACGTTGGGATCGTAGTCGCCGTGGTAGTAGTTGCGCGTCGCCCCATTTTGCGGCTTGCCCGCACCGGCGATCTGCGTTTGCCAGTCAAGCACCGGCTTCTCGGTCTGCGTCAGCCAGTGCGTCTCGTCGGCGAGCGGAACGCCCGCCGCAGGCGTCGCGTAGAAGTAAAGGTAGCTAGCACCGTTGGTATCCCAGGCGATGTCTCCGTCGCTGTAGACGGTGTCGGGGTTGTAGGTGCCTCGATCGGTGAGCGTCACCCCGTAGTTGACCTGATCGAACGTCAGCACCGTGGCCGGGCGCGCGGTGCGGCCGACGATCTTCGAGTAGGGCGGGTCGACCGCGGCGGCCTGCCAGTCCAGCACGCGCGGCACCTGCCCGCCGGAGCGATCGAGCACGCCCACAGCCGCGCTGCGCGTCGCGCGCGTCACCGTGAGCACATTCGCGAACGTCAGCAGCGGCGTCGCGTTCACGGACTGCGCCAGCGCCTGGAGCAATTCCTTCGCGTTGCGCTGATCGGCCGTCCAGTAGTGAACCGGGTACGGGACCGCCGCGTCGAGCGCCGCGAACGCATTGGCGTCGATCTGAGCGTCGGGGACGAGGCAATGCGCCGACGCAATTCGCCGCATCATCGACCCGATGCGGTCATAGCCGAACCGGGCGTGGCAGGTGACGATGCCCACCGAGGGTGCGCCAAGCGCGATCAGGGCGGGCTGGCCCGGCTGCACCGACGTCGCCCACTGGCCCGGCTTAATCGCACCCGCCTTCAGCGCGTCGACGAGCGTCTCGTAATTGGGATAGTTGGCGACGCGCGGGCCGAACGTGCTCAGCCCCTCGCCCGCCCACACGATGTCCTGGCATGTCCCGTAGCCGTCGATCATCCCGATCGAGTTCGTGGCGTCGAACCACACGGGCTCGATATTGAACACGAACCCGAAGCCCGCCGGGTAGGGCGTCCCCCGAAACCCCGCGTCCCCGCCCAGCCCGCCCGAGCCGTCGAACGCTCCCGTGAGGAGGTTCTTGTCGATCATCACCGACGACACCTCCGCGGTGATGTCGATCTGCCCGGTATCCAGGTTCGGCACGCCGGCGGTGACGATGCCCTGGAAGTCCGGCTGCGCGGCGTCGCCCTCGATGACGCCGGTCGACTGGATCACGACCGACGCGCCCAACCAGTAGAGCTCGGTCGCGCGCTTCACCCGGCGCAACGCGCGCAGCAGCAGCGTGAACTTCGCCTGGCCCGCCTTCACCTGCCCGTCGAGATCCGGCGACATCAGTTCCAGCGAGAGCACCGGGCGGGCGCCGATCGCGGGCTCCCACGTCTGCCCACCCGCCCCCATCTCATCTGCCGAACCCGCGTCGCCGACGTAGACGTCGACCCGCTGGTTGGTGGCGACGTCGAGCGGGCGGAGATGGATCAGGACCGGGTTCATGCCCCGGTTCTACCGGAAGGCGGGCAGGGCCGCCAAGGCGCTCCGTGCGGTGACCGCGGTTCCCGTCGTGCGCAGCGCCGCGATCCCATCAATGATATCGTCGAGCTTCGACCCCAGCGTCACCGTCTGATCCTTCGTCGCCTGCGTGGAGCCCGATTGCAGCGAGGCGAGCGCCGACTGCACGGTGGTGTCGCTGGCGAAGGGCGACGCGGGAAGGGTGCTGCCGCTGGAGTCGACGACGCCGGTGTTGCTGATCGCCTTCGTGAGCAGGCTTTTCAGATCGTCGAAGTCCGTGAAGAAACTCGAGGTGGACCCGTTGAGCGCGCGGCTTGCATCCTCGAAGTTCTTCGATGCCGTCAGGAGCGAGTCCTGATCGACCGACTTGCCCGCCGCGATGTCGGTCCGGAACGCGTTGAGCGCGCCGGCGGCGTTCGCATAGGTGTCCCGCTTCGAGAGCACGCTCGACGACGACGACGTCATCTCGGCGAGGAAATCCTTTAGCCCGGATGAGATCGACGCCTGCGCCTGATTGATCGCGGCGGCGCGCTGGAGCTCGTACAGTTTCTGCGCATCCGCGTACTGCTGCGCGGTCGCACCCCCTTCCTTGAGGTAGGAGATCATCGTCGAGAAGCTCGTGTTGAGCGTGTCGACCGCGTACCGGACCGGATCGGTAAGCTGCTCCAGTTGCTTCGGGATGCTCTCGATCACCGTGGCCTTCTGGATGGCCTTCGAGAGATCCTGCCCCGACTCCAGGATCTTCTTCGACGCATCGCTGATGCCGCCAATTACGCCATCCTTGACGAGATCCGCGACCGCCGCCTGGATCGCCTCCTCCTGCGTGTCGTAGCTCTGCGTGCCCGAGCCCTTCGTGCGGCCCTGTCCCGTCGTATCGACGACGAACTTCTTCTTGCGCGTGCCGATCGAGACCCCGCCGGCGCTGGTGACAGTGCCGCCGAGCGCCTCCGCGATCGAGTTGATCCCGTCGATGACGCTGTTGGCCTCGCCGGTCGCGGTCGCCTTCGTGGACTTGCTCGAGCCGGTCGTGGTGCCAACGGCAAGCTCGCCCGCCGAGTTGAGCGTGATCGTCGACGAGCTCTTGGAGATCTTCTTGAACAGACCGCCGATGATCGATCCCGCGATCGATCCGATGATCTCGCCGCCCGGGATGCCCGACAGGCCGCCGATCGCACCGCCGACTTCGGCGCCGGTCTTCGACGTCTTCACGCCGAGCGCCTTGCCGATCGGAGCGAGCGCGGATTGGATCCGCGCACCCGTGCCCGCGCCCTTCAGCGCGGTGCCGAAGACGTCCCCCAGCTTCTTGAACGCGGTCGTGTCGCCGAGCCCGAGGAAGCCTTTCTTGGAGATGTCGTAGACGCCATCGGCGGCATCTTTCAGGCCCGTCCCGAACAGCCCGTGGAGCGCGTTGTCGATGTTCGTGCCCGCGACCTTGCCGAGCGTGTTGAACAGCGCCTGCGGGCTCGGCGTCTTCTTCGTCTCGAGCACTTCCTTCGCTGCCTGGAGCGTGCGGTGCGCGGTGACGACGATCGGCTCCCCGCCGTCCGCGGTCGCGGCGCCGCCGCTGGTGTAGCCGCTCGTCGTCGAGATCTTGCCCGCAGCGACCGCCGCCACCGCCGCGATCGCCTGCGTGGCGCTGCTGCCGCCGAGCGAGTTCGCGATCACGGCACCCGTGTTCGCCGCCGACGCGCCGACATCCGTGCCCCCGACGCCGCTCGGCTGCACGCCGGCCTGATCGACTCGCTGCGCCAGGCTGTCGAACGAGGCGGCCAGCTTCTCCGCGCTCGTCTTCGTCTGCCCGAGCGAATCCACATAGTCTGCCGTCGCGGAGTCGACGCCGCTGGTGCCGGAGATCAACGCCCGGACCTTGTCGTCCGCGCCCGCGAACAGCTTCTCGGTAAGCTGGCGCGCGTTGATCTGGTTGAAGCGCGTCTGGAAGCTCTTGAAGAACGACGAGATCGCATCGCCGGGCTTGCCCTGCCCGAGATCGGTGAGGAACTTCTCCGTCGAATCGCGCGCCGCATCGACGCTGCCCTGGATCAGCCCCACCACACGCTGCCGCGAGGCCAGCGCGTCGTTGATCCGCAGTTCCTGCTGCTCGTTCCGGACAAGCTGCGCGTATTGGTCGCGTGTGACGCGCAGCCCGCCGTCGACGAGCGAATACGTCTTCTGGAGCGCGGCCGCCTCATCATCGCGACCCGCCAGCGTTAGCTTGGCGATCTCGAGCCCGCGCTCCTGATCGCGCTGAAGGTCGCGCAGCGGCTTGCCCACGCCGTAGTCGATGCGCTGCTTGTCCGCGTCGGCGATCGCTTGGGTGTAGATGCCCTTGCCGAGCGGGTTGTCCGCCGTTGCCGCGACGACGCCGTTGAACGTGGTGCCGACGGCGTCCTGAAGCTGACGCTTGCGCTTGTCGGCGGTGTCGATCGCGCGCGGCGCCTCGTCATAGGCGGACAGGATCTCGGTCCGCGTCTCGCCCATCTTCTTGACGTAGGCGGCCGTCGCCTTCGCATCGGCCTCCGTGGCCGCCGCGAGCGCGGTGTGCTCGTTCTTCAGGCCGCGGATCTTCGCGACCTCCTCATCGTAGGTGTTGAGGATCGCGTCGCGCTTCTTCTTGTAGTCGTCGCTCTGCGGGTTGAGGCCCTGATCGTAGAGCGCGGCGAGATCCTGGTCGCGCTTGACACCCGCTGCCTGAAGCGCCTCTGTCTTCTCGTTCGATTCCTCCTTCCGCTGTTCGCGCGCCGCCGCCGCCGCGCCCTTCCGCGCCGCCGCCTGCGCGCTCACCGCCGACGTCACCTGCTGCATCGCGGCCGCGAGCCGGTGCTGATACTCGATATCGCTCTCGCCGGTGTTAGGGCCGTTCGCCCGCACCTCCGCGAGGTTGGCACGCGCGCGCTGCACGTCCGTCTGCGCCGCCTCCGCCTGCGCGGCCGCGTTGATCTGAGCCGACGTGCGCTTCTTGCCCGGCGCGACAATCGTCGGCTCCTGCCCGCGCAGGATCTCGAGATCACCCGCGCGACCCTGCCCCGACGACAGGCGCTGGCCGGCGCGCGTCTGCTGGATGGCCCGGCCGGCCGCGCGGAAGTCCGACGCCTGCTTCGCGATCTGCGACGCCGCGTCCGACAAGCCCGGGATCTTGTCGCGCAGCGTGGCGACGAGATCCGCCACCACCTTCAGAGACCCCGGCTGGTTCTGCGCGAGCGCCGCCACCGCGCCCGCAAGCTGCCGCTGCGCCGGCGACACCTCGGACGCCGGGCGATCGGCCAGATAGGTCGCGCCCTCGCCGCCGGGGATCGCGACGACGCGCTTCGTGGTGAGAGCCTGCAAACGCTCGACGATCGCATCGCGCGCGTTCGATGCCGTCCCCACCTGTGCACCGAGATCCGCCGTCGCCTTCTTCTGCGCTTCCAGCCGCTGGAGCGCATCGACGTTCGCGTAGATCTTGCCCGTCGTGCGATCGATGATCTCACCGAACGCGCGCTGCGAGACCTCGTGCAGCCGCGTCGCCTTCTCCGCCTGCGTCTCCGCCGTCGCGAGCAGGTACATGGCCGTCGTGGCGACGCCGATTACCAGCGTGAGCGGATCGAACACGCCGAGCAGCCCCGTGAGCGCGCTCTTGAAGAAGCCCGATCGCGCGGCGACGTTCTCGGTGGCGGTGACGAGCTTCGCCTGCGCGGCGCCGTAGGCGGCCGTCGTGGCTTCGGTCTCCCGGTTCGCCGCCGCGAGCGCCGCCCGGCGCGCGGTGAGCTCGGCATCGGCCTTCGCGGCCCGCTCCGCCGCCTCTGCTTCCGCCGCCGTCTGCGCGGCCACACCGGACGTGCGCGCCGCGTCACCGGCGGAGATCGCGCCGCCGACTTGTCCGAGCGCGCTCTCGTAGCTCGTCGAGGTGGGATAGGCGCGACCGCGGATCGTCTGCGAACCCGTGATGACGACGCCACCGTTGGCGCGCGCCTGCACCGCGACCGCGGCGGCGGCCTCCGCCTGGCGCGCGTAGCCCGCGATCGCGGCAGCGGTCTCGCGCTCGATCGCGGCGATGCCGGCGGCGGCGGCCTCCTGCTCCGCCTTGGACCGCGCCTCGATCGACAGGATGCTCTTGCCGATCGAGACGCGCTCTTCCTCGAGCTCCGTGAGACGCGTCGCGAATGCGGTCGCGGTCACCTCCGCGTCGCGCACCCACGCCGCATCGAGTTCTTTGATCGCCAGCCGCTGATCGATGATCGACTGGACGTTCGCGACGCCCTGCTTCGCCAGATTGACGACGCGCACGCCGGCGAAAGCCGCACCGAGTCCCACCGCGAGCCCGACCACCGCGCGCAGGTTGTTCGCGATCACCTCGATCCCGGAGGCGAGGTTCGACGTCAGGCCGATCGACTTGTCGAACCGGCCCACGAGCGTGACGAGGCTGTTCGAGAACGCCGTGCCCGCTTGGTTCAGCGTCAGCGGCAGGCGACCGAACTTCTGATCGATCGACGACGCCGAGCGATCGAGCGCGTCCAGCACCTGTTGCGAGGTAAGCTCGCCCTGCTGCGCCAGCTTGCGCAGGTTGCCCTGCGTGGTGCCGATTGAGCCGTCGGCATTCTTGAACCCGGCCGCGATCGCCTGAAGAAGCTGCGGCGCGCCCTCGGCGAGCGACTGAAGCTCCTGCCCGGAACCTCGAAAGTTCGCGCCGAGCGCCTGGCTGAACTGCACGAGCGCGCCCTGCCGCGCCTCCGCGGTGCCGCCGGACAGCGTGGCGGCCTTGGACGCGATCTCGGTCGCGCGCGCGATCTGCTGCTGGCTGACACCGAGCGACGACGCCTGCGACGTCAGCCGCGCATAGACCTCGACGACCGACTCCAGCGAAGCACGCGACCGCTGGGCGATCCCCGTGATGTCGTCGAGCGCCTTATTGGCCTGCGTCTGGGAGGCGAAGAACGGGCGGATGCGGCTTTCGAGGACGGCATACTGGTTGCCCGCCCGCCCAAGCGCGAACAGCGCTGCGCCAGCGCCGGCGATCCCGAGCGACAGCCCGGACAGCGTCTCCGCCGCGCGCGCCACCGTGAGGATGCGACCGGCGAGCGGCGACATCCGGCCCTCGACCACGGCCAGCGACGTCGCCGTGGTGTTGAGGCTGCGAGAGAGCGCCGTGTTTGCGAGCGTGGCGCGCTGCGCCCCCGTCGCCTGCGCGATCGTCGCGGTGGCCGTGCGCCCCGCCTGCCGCTCCGCATCCGCGGCCGCGCTGGTGAGCGCGCGCGTGGCGGCCGCGCGCGCCTGGATGGCGTTGTTGCCCGTCTGGAGCCCGGCGGTGCTGCCCCCGCCCCCGAGCAGGCCCGCCGTCGCGCGCGTCGCTTCCAGCGCGGCGGCGGTGATGACGGCGTAGCTGGACTTCGCGACCTGGGCCTGCCGCGAGAAGGCCGCCTCGAGACCCGGATCGGTCTCGGCGTTGATATACGTCGTGAATGTCGAACTTCGAGCCATGCCGGACTCCCTCGCTGGAAGACCGTTATATCACTAGCTTACATGGCGCCACGTCGCCCCTTTGATGACGCGACCGATTGTCGTTCGATGGCATCCAAACCGCTGCCCCATCGCCTTATGCCCAGGATACGAGCCAGACGCCCAAGCTCGCCGGATTTCTCTTATGTCTTGGTCGCTGAGTACGGCGGCAGGTTGATCCTCACCTTTGCAGGTCCGGCCATGTCGCTCCCTATCAGCCGCATTCTCAAAGGGCGTAACCCAACGAAGATTGAACGGTCCTGAGTTGAGCCGGTCGCCGTCCCAATGAGCAACCTCATGCTTCTCAGAGGGTATGGGACCGATGAACGCCCAGCATATGAGATGATGGACGGCAACGTATGGCCGTGTCCCATCATGATGCTTGATGCAAATCGATGGGTAGCCGACCCGCAGGATCTGCCGAGCGATGCGCATAGGTCGATATACCTGAAACGGAGCGATGCCGCGTCGGCCACGAACCATGTAGCTGCGCGCCGCGCGTCGGACGCGACCGAATATCGAGACTTCCAACGGCTCGGCGAACTTAGGATCGTCGACGGCCTTCCAGATCTCACCAGGGTAGCATAGAGGCTCTACAGCCATCGCGAATCTCTCCTTCGCTGGTCAGGGCGATCGAGACGGCGGCAACCGTCCGATCGCCCGCAATAACACCTACGCTCTTATAGTCCAGCAATCAGAGGCAAGGTCCGTGGACGCGAGATAGTCGTGCGGCAGGTGGAAATAGCCCTTCAGGCCCCACCCGTCGCTCCACGAGTTGCGCACGATGAACCGGCCGTCCTTCTCGAACCCGACGACGCACACGGCATGGCCGCCGATCGGACTGTCGTGCTTACCCGGCATGGTGATCTCGCCGGTCTCCGCCGCCTCGTCGCTCTCGAACTGCTCGTAGACCGAAATGCCGACCACGAACGGGAAGCCCTGCTCGAGGCAGTTGCGCATGTCGATCACGTTGCCGAGCCGCTGGTAGTTCGTGATGAGATCGAGCTTCGCATCCTTGGTCGCCGCGGCGGGCGGCGCCTTCGCGAAGTGCAGCGGGTCGTAGGGCCATTCCTTCTCGGGCGGGTAGCCCTTCGACGCGAGCACCTTGATGCCGTCGCGGATCTGCGCGCCCGCGTCGCTGCGCGTGGTGTGCTCGGCGAGCCGCTCCTCGTAGTAGAGCCAGAGCGGCGAGCCTACGAACCCATGCAAGAAGCCCACCGCGCCATCGAGCGCGAACGCGGTGCAGGATCCGATTTGCCCCTGATCGCGGATCGGAGTCATCCGGGGGCGAAGATCGACCGAATCCTGGGACGTGGTGGCAGCGCGGATGAACGCGTGGTCGCGCGGATCGCCGAAGTCGGGGACGTAGCCGAAGCGCTTCGTCTTGTGCATCAGATTGCTCCTCTGGTGAGAGACAAGCAGCCTAGCCTATCAGGCGTGAGATGCGAGTTACGACCGCGACAGGTGGGGCGGCCCGCATCGCTTGCTGAGCGAGGTGTCACGGCCCGTCGACCGCTTGAGCGTTTAAGCGCGCCCACCGCCCCGGCACTCAATACCTGAATGACGAGTCTGTTGCGAGTTACGACCGAGACAGGATCAGCGCCAGCGTCAGCGCGAACACGGACGCCACCAGCAACAGCAGCACGATCAGAATCGCCGGCATCAGCCGCTCGATGTCGACGAGCTTATCGCGGCACTCGCAGAGCGCGTCCTCGATCCGATCGGCCTGAGGCTTCTGCTCGGGAGGCATGAGGGCCTGATACGCGAACGGCGGTGCCGTTTCCAGCACCGCCGCCCGGTCCCAGCCATCATTGAGCGGGCCAGGATGGCGGACTGCCGCGCCGCACAGGGAACCGCCAACCCTGCCGCGCCTACTCACTCGGCTCCCCGGCCATCATCCCGGCGCTTCAACGGCCTCAATGCCTCCACGCCGGTCATGTGCCGGATCAGTGCCTCGCTTTCGCAAGGGATCTCGTTGCGCCCTTGGGAACCATAAACACCCAAATCCCGATCGTGAGGTGATCCGGCGCGAGCCGCAGCTATGCCCGGCGCGCGACGATCTCGTCAAGCGCCTGCTCAATGTACGACGGCATCTTCTGCGCGAACGGCCGGATCACCTGATCCTTGTCGAATCGCTGCGCGCGCCGCGTCACCCGGATCAACACGAACGCCACCACGTCCTTCGCGTTCACGGACGTCTTCGACGCGCGCTTCAGCGGCGCCCGCGCGCGCCCCGTCTTGATGTTGACGGCCGCCTTGTCGATCACCAGCACCGCCTTGTTCTGACCGATCGGCTTGAACGTCAGCGGCCCGATATATTCGCGGTAGAGATCCGGCGTCGTGCGCGTGCGCCGGCCGGACGCGGACAGGAACTTCGGCACCGCCTTCGTCGCGATCGCGAGCCACTGGCCGTTCTGCGCCGTGATGACCGCGCCCCGGGTGTAGGACTCGAGCGCGCCACCGGCGAGGCTGTCGTCACCGCCGCGCGCGTAGATAGCGCCGTAGGGCTTGTCGCCGCCCGCGATGCCCTCGCGCTTCGACGACGTCTGCCCCACGGCGCCCGACAGCCTGCCCAGCCCCACCCCCCGAATCCGATCCTGTACGGCGCGCTGGGCATCCTTGGATGCGCGATCGGTGGCGATGATGGAGGCGGCGCGCAGATCCCGCACATACTGCGCGCCCGCCCCCCGAACCTGCCGGGCCACATCGGGCACCTTCGCCGACAGCTTCACGCCCCATCCCCCTGCTGCTCGTTGTAGTAGCGCTGCACGACGTCGAGCGCGAACAGCAAGCGGATGGGCTGCTCGATCAGGCTTCGCCCATCGGGGAAAGCAGGGCCTTCCCGTTCGCCTGCTCTGTGTCGGGCGCGAGCCCAGAGCCGGACGATTTCCCGGTGATCCTCTCGGATGCGCCGGACGGGGCTGGATCGGTATTCGAGCTCGTCGAACTCCCACCACTGGCGCTCGTATCGGCGCTCGGTTCGGACGAACCACCCGGCGTCGAAGAACTCGCGGGCGGCGAGACGGAGTTTTTTCTTTCCGTCTCCTCGAGCCGGTACATCTGGTCGATCGTCGTGATGAGATCGCCCCACGAGGCGTCGTCGACCTGTTCGCGCAACGCGAGCACCGTCTCCTCGGACAGCGTGCGCGTGCGCGGATCGCGCTCCAGCGTCAGCCCGCCGACGTTGCTCGCATCGATGACGTGAATGCGCGCCAGCAGCAGCGCGTTGCGGCGCTGATAGTCGTTCCGCTTTGCCGCCATGTCGCGCATCGCCTGGCTGTCCGCCATCATGCGCTCGATCACCCGCTGCATTCGCGCATTCTCGCGCACGGTGATGATCTTCGGCGGCTGCTCGGCACGCTCGCGCGACGGCGCGCCGGCGGCCTCGTCGAGCACCCGCTCGATCTCCTGCTCCTGCCACCGCTCGAGCGCCATGTTGTGCGCGTCGACCCGCTGCCAGCACCCGTCGAGGAAGTTCGCGATCTCGTCGGCTTCCGCCTCGTTCGCTTCGTCGGAACCCTTACCCCAATCCTGATAGTAGAGCTCCTCGATCAGCGTGGCGCGGATCTGCTCCTGCGTCACCTGCGACAAACCGAGCGAGATGAGGCGGCTGTTGATCTGCTCGCGATCGGTCGCCGTGGGGACGGAGAGAATGAACCGCTGCGGCGACGGGTACAGGCGGCGCATGGTCGCGGCGTTCTCGAGCACCTGATCCGCCTCGGCGTCGATCTGCCGGTAGCGCTCGGTGCGCGCGGTCTCGTCCTCGATCCGCCCGGCCGCGTCATGCTCGCGCTTCAGCCGCTCGCGTTCGGTGCGCTCGTAGCGTTCGACGTCCTGCGGCGTCGGGATATACTCGATCGGGTTGCGGCCCGAGAGCGGAATGGGGATCACGGTCATTGTCGATGGCCTCCTGGTCGGAAAAGGGCCCGGAGATCGCTCCCCGGGCCCTTCGACCTAGCCCACCGAATCGGGCGATGTCACGCGCGCTGCGTCTTCAGCCGTACCAGATCGTCAGCGCCGCCGATTTGTCGATATCCGTGGTCACCGCGGACCCGGTGAGGCTGACATAGCCGTTGCGGTCGCCGGGCGACGCGGGATCGAGTTGCAGGTTCGGCACAACGAAGCCGAAGTTGTTTCCCGACCCGAGCCCCCACGTCGACAGCATGGGCATCGAGACCTGGCTGTCCTCCCGCCCGTGCAGATCGAAGTCGGTCACGTTCATCTGGTTCAGGTCGAGCGCGATCGCGCGCGTGCCCGACAGGATGTCGTAGCCGTCCTGGCCCTGCGCCTGATTGGCGTTCGACGCCGCGCCCACGGTGGCGCTCTCGGTGAACGAGTTGTTCTGGTGCCCGAGCAGCGTGCGATCGAGGTAGAACTTCCCGTTCCGGTAGGGCGGCACCGGGACCGCGATCAGCGAGCTCGGCAGCGAGGGCGTCGTGTCGTCGACGATCGCCTTGATGATGCCCTTGCCGGAGAAGGTGATCTCGGGCGCCGCCGTGTTCGCGTCGTTCGCCACGGGCAGGTTGATGGCGAACGAGGCCGGCCGCCAGTCCTGATAGTCGTAGCGCTTCTTGTCGCGCCACACCGAGATCGA